GCTGGGGTCGTCCTGCTGCGGGTGGAAGTGCCGTCTGGCTTTAACTTAACTGGACCGGCTTGAACTCCCTCAATATCCTTCTTTAACTGGTCTAGTTGTGTTTTTAGCGTCTTTGTATCAAGCGTGATCTTGAGGACGGCCTCACCTAAATTTTGCCCCCCTGCCATCTGATTACATGCGCCTGTAGCTCTAGGTTGCCGGGGCAACCTTGGGTATGGCAAGCGCTCTCACTGCTGTAAAGAATGCTGTTGTGACTTTCCAAGTCGCAGGGGTGGGGACTGTCACAGACCCCGCCACAGGTAATGTCAGCCCCAGCATTAAAACCCTCTCCTATGACGCCTTCCTAAAAGCAGTATCCGTAGATCCGCAGGTTTACCCAGGCGTAAATGTGGATGCCATCCTCTATGAAGGCTATGTCATTAAGCCCCTTGAACTTGATGATCGCATCGCTGTCGGTACTGAAGGTACGCTGCTTTTTGGTACTGCACCTGCTGTTGAATTTGAAGTCGTAAGGGCACGGCTGGGGTATGGCAACACGGGCGCTTTGGGCGAAAGGCTCGCAACTATATTGGGTACGCGCATTACTCTCTGGGCGCGGGCTAAGTAATGACCGCCCGGCTTAAAATAACTCAGTGGAATGCTAAGCAAATACTTGCTAAAGGGCCGCGCATCCTTAAAGACTACTCAGTGGTTTTAGGCGCACAGTTGCAGGAGGAAATGCGTACAGAGCAGTTCTACTGGCCAGTCGATACCAAACGTAAAAGTGGTGCCTTTATAAAGAAGGGTAATAGGGATATTTATGATACGGGCGAGCTTATTCAGTCGCAATCTGAGTCGGTCTCAGGGGACACACTTACAATTAGGTACAGTGCGCCCTACGCATTGGAAGTGCTCACAGGGAAAGATCAGGCCGGGCCGGCACGAGATTGGGTTACACCCGCTCAGGATGCAAAGCCGCTCTTACCCTTTGTGATCGAACGCTGGAATAAGAGCAACAAGTAGTGGCTGGGGGTTATGCGCCGCCGGCAGCTTGGGCAACAGCAGCTTGGGCAACAAAGGTGTAAGCGCCGTAGCCAATTAGATCAAAGCTTACTTTCGCTACGTTCCCTGCTTGGATGTCTTCGCTAAAGCTGCCTACCTGTGCTACTCCCTTGTGTACTTCAGGGTTGTTACCTGAACCGTCGGTTACTGGGGTTTCGCGATACCACTGAACAGTTGCACCTGTTGCAGCGTTTAATGCAGCCGCCTTAAGTAATAAGTAGCCTGGGTCCTTTGTGCTCAAATTCATTGAGCATTGAATGCTGTATGACTGGCCGGTGATCAGTGATGCTTTGAAACCTTGGGAGGAATCGTAGTCCAATACGTCCACAGTGTCTGACTGTGCTTGGATGCCGCTGTTGTCTAGTGACAACACTCTGGTCATGCCGGTGGAAGTGGCAGGTATTGCGCTTGCGGTTGTGCCTGCTTTTACATAAAGCTTATAGCCAAGAGCCGCAAAAAAGGAACCGGTCATTTGAAGCTGTTTTATACTGGTCTAAGTTGCCTTACTCGTCTTCTTCACTTAGTAGAACGTCCCATGGGGTGGGCCGGGGGCACTCGTGTAGCTCGAAACCTCGAACGTCGTGGTCGGTGGGTTGGGTTGCAACTAACGCGAGCTTTAATTGCACATCAGTTACTGATAAAGCAACGCATATCTCCTGCATCTTTTTGCCGGCTTCTAACATTCGCCGGGCTTGTTGGCCAATCCGTCGCACGTTGCCGGGGGCCTTTACAAGCCAGTTGTTGTCGCGAATCCAATGCAGGATTTCACCCTCGCAGAACACTGTTAGCAATGTGCTAAATGTGCCCTTTGCTGGTTGCCAAGCGCGGCAGGTTTTGATAAATGCAATGTCGCAACAACTGAATAAGTCGTCGGTCGCAACAAATGGGTACTTCTTATACATCTTGCGACCCATTAAATGCAATATGCCCTGGTGGTCGCGGTACATCTGCCCGACATGACGCTGCTCGTCAGGACTTAATGGCGTCGCTAGATAGCCGGTGCGGGGGCGCTTCTTTGGTGAACTGGCTACAGGCACTCAGGTAGCGCGGCTACCTACCTAGTGTAGTGGGTATAGCTAGGTAGGGTCAGCTGCGAACTACTGCAATCGTGGAGCCGGGCGTGTTCAGCACTAGGTCGTTTAGCAGGCCGGGGCTTACTACTTTGGCTGGGCTCGTGCTGCTTAGTTGGCGCTTCCATTCGATCTCGATTACGTCGAGCTTTACGCGCTGCAGGTCGGCATTGTTGATGCCGGGGATGATGGAGGTGGAGCCGCTGCCTGCGCTTACTGCGTTCTGAATCAGTGAAAGCGCAACCTCGAACTGGGCTTGCTTTATTTCGTCGGGTATTTCCGTGGCGGTGTAGGTTTTTTCACTGGTCGCGTAGTCTTTTCTCGGCCAGGCGAGCGCTTGGGTGGTGGTGCTACGGGTGCCGACATATTTCAGAAGATCGAGGGTGCGGGTGGCAGTAATAAGGGCGCGGGTCCTAACGTCGCTAGTTGCTGTGTACCAGTCCACAGCGTCGATGGCTGAGTCCGCAAACACCAATGCTTCAGCCAAAGTTAGGTAGCTGTTTGCATCCGCCGCGCCTGGGGTGGCATTGATAGTCGCGGCCATGAGACTCCCTTACACACCCTAGGTTTCCGTGCCGGCAACCTTGATTAGTGGCATCTGCTTTTGTGACCGAAGACGTTAAAACACCCCGCACCCGTAAAGCTCCTGAACCACGGAAATGGGTCGATGTAGTGCTCAAAATTAAAGAGATGGCTCAGCAGGGGGAGAAGGTGCCTGATATTGCTGAGTCCCTGCAACTTAGTTATGTGTTGGTGAATCAAGTAGTCCTTCAGAGCTACAAAATGTCCGTCGATACCTTGAACCTCTTTAATCGTCAGGAATTAGCACGATTAGACGCCATCTAGTTGTGACTTCTTCGCGTCGCGAGTGGAATACTCCTGTTCGTGAACCCTGGAATGCAGTAATAAGTAAGTTGCTTAAAGCTATTGATAATCACTCTGGGTTGCTCCTTCAAACTGGGGATCAGTGGCACATGGATAAGGCTCAGCAGTTGAGGGAGTATGTAGCTGAGCTGAAGGATTGGATTGTGGCGCAAGAAAAAACCCCCCGCTTTTGACGGGGGGCTGGGGTGGGGTGACCTTGCGGTTAGTAAACGCCTGTGTCGTAAGGGGTGTTTACCAGCATCCTTACTAAAGGCACGTTCTTTGCATTGGTGTATGCAAGTGCCCAGGAGCCGGTGGCAGCCAAGTTGCCGCTGCTGTTTGCGTCGGTGGGGTTGTCACCAGCGGCAGCCCAACGGGTGCCGAAGATGTGGTAGCCCATGTGCCAATCCACGATGATTGTGTCTTGGAAGCTCAGCTTGTTGCGGTCGTACTCAACGCGGAGATCCTGTTGGATGCCTTCGCCAATTACGCCTGAACCACAGAGGTACACGGGGTACTTGTTGAGGTGAGTTGCGGTGCCGCCGGCCATTACGCCGATCTGGTCGTCAACTACTACGTTCAAGCCTGCGAAACGGCCAACAATACCTGCGCCGAGTCCTGCACCTACGCCGCTGCCGGCGTAAACACTGCCGCCGCTGCTTTGTACTTGCAGGTAGCCGGTCTCCTCTAAATAAGCAGCTACCGCGCTGCTCATTACAATGGTGCTTAGGTCGCTGCCACGCTCACCCAGTAACTGCTTGGCAGCTACTACGTTGCCTGCAGTTAGGTAGTTCGCTGCAGTGGCAGTTGTGGTGCCGGTCTTGTTCAGGGTGTTGGCACCCAAAATGCCGGAGCCTGAGAGGTTGCCGAATACACCGTTTAGCTGGGCTACTAGGGTAGCGGTCTTGGCTTTGTTCACAGCAGCTGCAAGCTGGTTGCGTACATGACCCAAAGGATCAGCTACACCAGTGCCGAGCTTGGAAATGTCGTCCACGCCGTAGGCAAAACCACGACGCAGAATCGTCATGATCTGCTCGTCTGTGCTGAGTGCTTGGGGGGTTAGGTAGCCCGCACCTGCGGTGCCCCAGCTGTTGCTGGAGTCGATGCGCTCTACAGTAGGCGCAATTGGATCGAACTCGGGTACTCGGATGCGGGTGCCGCCAGCGCGTACGTCAAGTGCGCTGTTGCGCGCTACAACGCCGCTTTGAACAAAACGGGATTCGTTGAAGATGCGCTCGGCTAAATAGCCGGCGAACTCGGGACGGGTGATCATGGCGGACAGGAATGTTCCGCCCATGTTTTGTAGGGTCATTTTCTTAATTGCGGGGGGTTACCGTGGATTACCCGCCGCTCGCCTCTAACCGGAAGGCTTTGGCAAGCTCGGGGTTGTCCGCCTCAAGTCGGAGCACCTCAGTGAGGTTGTAGCTCTCGCGCTTGTATGGGTTGATCGCACCACTGCCGGCGGCTGCACTGGCGGTTGCTCCCATGCCTCTTGCTGTACTCGCCGCAAAGTGATGGTCCCATCCACTACCCGCAGATTTCATCATCTGCAAGTGGGCCTCTAACGGTTGCTCAATCCCATTCACTACTACAACGGGACTTCCGTTGCTGTCTCGTAGCTGGGGGGAGAGAAGGCCGTATAGCTGATCTGGCGCTAATGCGTGGGCACTGCTGAACGCATTTAACGCTGTGGCGCGAAGGCGTTCGGCACTGATCGCATTGTCCTTATCGCTGAGTTGGGCCTCTAACTCGCTAATGCGCTGCATTAGGCGGGCATTCTCTGCGGTCGCGTCATCCCACAACTGCTTGTACTCACCATTGTTGGCTTGTGTTTGCTGGGTTGTGGTCTTTAATTTTGTCTCCAATTCCCTGAAACGCTTCTCTGCCTCACCAAGTCGCTCGTTTAACGCTTTGTTGACTTCCCCTTTGTCGAGGTTGTCGCGTTGCACAAGTTCGAGTTTGGTGCGCAGGGCGCTTAGGTCCTCGGCTGGGGCGGTGGTAGGGCGCTGAATCGCTGACTCAGCTGATTCCTCCACGGGAGGAACCGCTACAACTTGCTCAGGCATGGGTAAGGGGGTAGACGCTCTAAGTTGCCGCTGGGATTGTTAATTAATTGGGAGGATGCGACACCGGCATCTCGGATGCACAGGCGGGATGTACGGGAATTCTGTGATTCTTTGACGGAGGAGGCCGTCTAGTGGGCGGCACACTGGGCAGGTGGCTGGGTCTAACACCGCGTTCCATCTCCAACCGCGTTCGCCGTAAATAGGTGCGCCCTCAAACTCTGGATACTGCGTTGTTAGGTATTTCTTACGCTCGAAGACTGCGCGCTCCGCTACGCCGCTTACTTCCCAAATCGCATTGCTGGTGAGGGCGGTGTCCCTGTTGCGTAAGGTGCTGTATATCGTGCCTCGCGCATTTATGGGCTGCACTATCCCGCTGCGGGTGCGCTCTGCCACAATTAGACGAGCAATCTCAATCGTTGCGTCCTCCCTGATTAATGCACCTAGTAGTCGCCCCCGGATTGCGTTGAGGTGCGAATTTGTGTAGGGGCTTAGTCCTGTTTTCTCGTCTGGGGTGAATCGCGCCAAAAGCGTGTTGCCCCCACTGCGGGTGCTGCCTAGTAAAGCTTCGCCTCGTCGCGGTTTGTAGTCACGCAGTGTTAGGCGCAATCCTGCATACTCCGCTGCTCTCTCCGCATGTAAAGCGTCTACTTCCTCTAGCTGCGTTAATAAGATTGAAAGATAGAGGTCGCTGTACGCTTGTAGTTCTAGGCCGAATGTGTATAGCAGGGGGGATAGGAGTAGGCGGCGGCTTAAGCCTTTGTCTGGTAGTGAGGCGATTAGCGCCTGGCGCAAACGCCATAACAACAGTAGGAGGAGGGCCTTGGTGTCGTTGTTTACTTGCGCTTCGTATTTACTTAGTAGGGAATAAGTGGAAAGGAGGTATTCGTTTTCTGTCATTCACTTTAAGAAGGGCCGTTGCCCGGACGCATTGGCGTCGGCAGCGTTGCGGAAGATAGGCCCTCGCCTTGGCCGGTGCGGGCACTGTTTGTGCGTTGGAGGGCGGCGGGGTTTGTTGTTAGGGGGTCGAGGCCGAGGGAATTGTTTTGCTCGTTGATGTAGTCGCGGGTGCGTGTAACTTCTTCCTCGATGTTGATGCCGGCGGGTAATACTTCGCCCTGCTTTAGTACGTCTAGCAGTGTTTCCTGTGATATTGCGTTTTGCATGAAGAGCTGGAGGAGGGCTGTGATGCTGTTGCCGTCCAGCAACTTGTTGTCGTAGTCCTGCTCGATTACTACTTCTGGAGGGTCGATGCCTATGTATTGGGCTGCGATCTCTAACATGCTGGTGAGGGCATTTGCTAGGTCTGCGCTGATTAGCGCCATGATGCTGTCGCTGTCGATCCGGTCCATACGCTTGCTTTCAGCAGCGGCGTTGGTTGTGTTCTGTTGAGTTAGGGTGTTGATGCCTAGGCGGGCGATTTGGCCCTCCAGCGCCTCTAAGCATTTGAGCTGGGAGTCGAAGGCGTCTGTGGTCGGTTGCACAAATTCCGCCCCGCCGTCAACTGGTAGGAGTACGGCAGTGTTGACGCTGATGCCGATGGGGGAGTCCGCGTCTGGGTCGAAGCCTCGCATCGTTAGGATGGGCATCGCGCCGACGTGGACGCTGTGCATGAAGTCGCAGAAGCGTTGCGCGTACGCGATGTTTAAATACGCCACCTCTAGTAGGGGTGGGGAGCTGAGTAGGGTTGAGTGGCGGTTGCCGTAAACCGTTACTAGCGGGATGCGGTCTAGGTTTGTGTCGCCGCTGTCGTGCAGAAGCCAGCCGCCACTTGCGTCCCGGCGCCATAACTCGTAGTTGCCCGCTTCTAAAACGCGGATCTGCTCGACTTGCTTCTCCCCAAATCGTCCCGCTGACTCCAGCGCTAACTCGCGGATGCGGACTTGCGTTAGGTCTGATTGCGGGTTGTTGTTGCGGGTGCGCCAGCCACGGATCGTCTGCGGGTGGACGTGGATTAGGTATGGGCGGGCTGTGCTCCGGCGCTGGTCCGCCAGGGTGCGTGGGCGGTCAGCTGGGGGGTAGTCGATGATGGCGCTGCTGTGGCCGTAAAGCAGGGCGATTTCGAGTTGTTGACGGGCGAAGCTGTTGAGGCTTGTGCCGTCTCCGCATACGTTTTGTGCCCAGTCCGCCCAGTAAGGGTCGCCTTGGAGTTGGATGCCCTTACGCAGGATTAAGCCGGCGGCTTGGCTAGCGAGGCGTTGGAGGAAGGGGGGTAGGACGGCATGGAAGATTCGGCGCTCATACGCACCTGCGTCCTCTCGCGGTTCTTGCGGGATTAGACGCGGGGCGTCCTGGCGTAAGGCAGCGGTGCCGCCTAGGCACACATTGATTGGGTCCCACTTTGGCAGCATTGACAACACGCTGCTGCTTAAGACGCTTGGGTTGTCCTCAGCTCCGCTGGGGAGGGGGGCCGGCAGAGGCTCGAAGGCGCGGGGGGCGGTGAAGTCGCGGCCAGGGTATGAACTGTTTAGGACGGCCACTCTGTACTTCGGTGCTTATTGCCTAGGTTTCCGTGCTACTTGAACTCGAAGTTGCTGCCGCCTGTTTGGTAGCGGCGTAAGCCCGCCAGGGAGTGGAGGACGTAGCCGGCGGCATCCACCGGGCCGCTCTTGTCGTCAAGGCCGCTACCGCTTTTGTCCGGGGTGCCCTTGCTGTTGTAGGTCTGCGTCTCGAAGGCGCGGATTAAATACTTACAGCTGGGGTGGAGGCGCAGGCGGTTGTTTAGGAGGAGGACTTGGACTGCGTTTACGCGGTCTTCGACGAGCGGGTTGCTGTTTGATACTTTGATCCGCACTCCGCTGCGCTTCAGGATTGCTAGGTCGCTTTCACTTGCGTTCGTTGTGGTGCGGTGTTTGCTCGCGGCATCTGGCACAACTGTCAACAACCCTCGGTCGATGTGCGTTGGGTATAAGTCCTTGAGTCGGGCCGTGATTGTTGGCGTGTCCTTTGCAACGTGTTCTGCAACAAAGTGGAATATGTCCCCACGCCTTACACATACTTCCATGAAACAGGTGCCGACGTTGAAGTCCAGACCTACATAAATCGTGTCCTCCGCACGGACTTCTTCATCACTCCAGTGAACGTCTCGGTCGAAATATGAGTAGACCGTTGTTTTGTCTAGGGCGGTGAATTGGCCCTGCAGGTAAGCGGCTAGTAGCTGGGGTGGGTAGTTCGCATATAGCGAGTCGATGAAGCCAGGGGGGAGGTAGGGGTTGTCTACTGTTTTGGCCCGGATTAAATGGCGGTCTGGGCCGGCTTTTTGATCGAATGTGTTCCACATGAAGCCGTAGCCTTCTGGCGTTGAAGCCATCGCAAATTGAGGCTTCTTGCCGCCACGTAGTCGGGCCAAAATCATCTCACTGCCCTTTTGCGCTAATTCATACTTAGATGTGTCGATTTCATCGCATAAAGTGAACGCAAGGTTCGTGCCTCGGATTCGGTTTACGCTCTCTAATGTTCGGCATAGCAATGTGCAGGGGCCGTGCGGCAGGTGCAGGATGTACTCCGGCTGGGGGCTGGCACGGTAGTCAAAGTCAATCGCAAATCGCTCCAGAAATTCATCAAAGCTTCTAACCCATACGTCCAACACCATCTGGAATGTTGGCTCGAATACTGCACCAACAGTGTTCGGGTTGTCCATCGCAAGGAATACGCACTTGGCGGCTAGAGCCCAGGTCTTGCCCGCTCCAAAACCTGCGCATAAACCCAAGATTAAATGATCAGTGTCGTCAACAAATTCACGCTGGTGAGGTAGAAGAGTTTCGTAGATTCGGGTGCGGAGCTCGGTGTACGTCGTTGTGCATCGGGTGCTGACTGCAATGGGCGCGTCTAGACATTTTCCGCCTGGCACAATTCCGAGGACTCCCACTGGAATAGCTGACGTACATATGTAGATAGGGTACTCAATTGGGGGCGGATGGACATAGCGGGGGTGGGGCAACCTGTAAGGGGCTTTTTGTTAAGAATTGTGCAGTACCTAGGTAGGGAGGGTCAATTATGGGGGGTGTTGCAAGTGGGAAGGGGAGGGTAGATGAGTACATTAGTACCTCATTGGGGTGGGGGTGGGGTGGTGGCTGGGGTGGCTGGCCTGGGGGTGGTTTGGACTGTGGACGGGCGAGATGCGCTGCACTGCAACGGGTTTGGCATGAGTACCTGTGGCTATGACAGATACGCGGGACCCTGGCCGGGGGGGGCCTGCACGGGCTGCGAATTGGGGCGGATTTAGGGGTTGGGTTTGTTGACTTTCTCACCCTGCCTAGCTAGAATCGAATCGAGGGAAGGAATTTTCGCCCTTTGTTTGCCGCTGCGCCATTGGCGCCGGCTCCCTCAATCACCCCCTGCGGATTCTCTCAAATGCAAACACTTAAGAACGCTTTGTGGTTCGCCCCCGTTTATCTGGCGGGCCTTTATTTAACCATCGTCTCCATCGATTGTTTTATAAAAGTTGAACGAGCTATTCAATCCACCAAAGCGTATCAACACGCAGCCCTTATACAAGCCGGGGGGCGCTAATCGTGCGCCTCTCCTATCTGCTAATCGCCGGCTTTGTTTTATGCCTAGCAGCGCTTCAGCCTTCAACTAATGCAGCGCTTAAACAGTGCAGCGCCCGCCACAATCTCACCACTTGCCAGCTAATGGCATGGGGTCGCTAATTCACACCCAACACACACACACACACAACAATGAAACACGACTACCGCCACAGATTAGAAGAATCTACCCATTGCACTATTTGCACCATTGCAGAGGACAGGTGCACTGTTTACCAGCTGGTTGATGCCTGCGGCGATGTGATCGCAGAGTTTGAAGGATTTAACGAGCTGCAGTGCTACACCATTGAGGCAGTTGAGCGCTTTGAAGCATTGCAGGGGGTGGCGCTGTGATTACCTTCACTGTAGGCCAAACCTATTACGGCGCGCTTTCATGCGCCCATGGCGACTTTCCTGTTCGCTGCATTAAAAGAACCACAAAATCAGTTTGGTTTGAGCATGCGAGCCATCCCGACTCATACCGTGCCATGCGTTGCAAAGCGCGCCCATGGTCTGATAACGAAACAGCTAATTTCCATGGCTGGTATATCAGCGCTACCAAATTAAGCGGCGGCGATTTTGATCTAAACACTATTTAATCATGCAAAAATTATCTGTTACCCGTTCTGAAGTCTTAGCGCTTGAGATTATGAAGTGTGAGAAGTTGTTAGCCAAACTATGGGCCGATGATTCTAGGGATGAAGTGTTAAGGCGCCGCCGTTCACTGTTTCGGTTACTTCATAACGTGCCACAAGCTTTGCAGATCAGGCCCGATTGGCTACCTGCAGAACCACATCCCGTTTGGCAACACTTTCCAAATTCAACTAACCCTTTTAATCCCTACAAAACCAATGCTTAAAGCTACCAACCCAAACGGCCGTGTTTTGTATCACGGTCCTTCCATGCTAGACGGCGCGCCTATTGTCGTTATAGCTACCGGCTTTAGCGATTCCAGCGCTAACGACAAAACCGGCGCCATGATTCAAACGTGGATTATGCGCGCCGATATACCACCCCATCAAGCTTTTAAAAGCGTTGAGGGTGAAAGTGTATGCGGTGATTGTCCGCATAAAATCAACAAAACTTGTTACGTAATCTGGTATCAAGCGCCGCTAGCGGTTTGGAATTGCTGGCACCATGGCGCCGGTTATGCGGCCGCTATGCCTAGTGATTTTGCCGGCCGTGATTTAAGAATAGGCAGTGCCGGTGATCCGGCCGCCGTGCCTAGGTGGATATGGGAAGCGATCCTGCCAGGCGTAGTAGTTCGCACGGGATATACCCACCAATGGCGCCGGCCCGTTGGTGCATGGCTAAAAGGTACCGTGCAAGCGTCCTGCGATTCACTGCAAGATTTAAGCGATGCTAAGGCCGCCGGATGGAACACGTTCACAGTGTTGCCATTAGGCGCGCCGGACCCGGCCGGTACGGTCCACTGCGCCGCATCCGCTGAGCGTGGCCATAAAACCAATTGTGCGACCTGTGGATTGTGTGACGGGTCAACGGCGGATGTTGCGATATGGGCGCATGGCGCTAGTAGGTCGCGCATTGGTGAGTTGTGCCATTTAGATGGCTAGGCGCTCAACTGATAGAGAACAGGGGGGGCGGGTAGCCGCTGCCCTTGCTTTGTTAAATGATGGCAAGGGCTCGGCTTACGCCGCGGCCCTTTTATCGTCTGAATTCGGGGTGAGTCTTAGGCAGGCTAGGCGCTATGTTAATTTGGCGGCCCTGCAGTTATGCGAAGATTTGAACCCCGTAGAGTTAGATCAACTAGCCTCGCTCAGCCTTCACAGGCTTGAGTTAATTGCTGGCCAATCTATCGCCGCCGGTGAGATAAAGCTGGCCATAACCGCCACTAAGGCGCATTTGTCAGCGGTGGCACAATTACGGCGAGCCATTAGCGCCCCCCTAACCAAATTCCGCCTCTCCACCAAATACACCCAACCACCCGACCCCCCCTTTTAATCTTGGCGCTAACGCCCCCAGCAATGGGGGCTTTTTTATGGCCAGGACGACCTGCTCGCTGACTTGCCCGGTGACCTGCTCGGGCACTTGCGCGGTGACCTGCGCTAAGGGTGGCGCTGATTTTGCGTCCATTATGTGACCGATTAAAAGCGGGGGGCTGGAATACTGCCCCCGCTAATTCAACCCTAGGGGTGGAAGTCTGAATAAGAACTGGGTGTAGTTGTGCTTGGAGGAAATCCGGGGGGCGGCGCTTAGATTCAACGCCAGTCCCCCCTTAGCCTCTGCGGAAGCAACCTAATCCTAGACGTTGTTGGCTGGGGTGTCAAGCCTATATGAATGCGATTTTTGACGCCTAATGAATGCAGTTTTTGGCGAGGCTTGAATGCGTTTTTTAGATGGCGCGGTGCTTGTTGTTCAACTGCAGCAGCTCTGTTTGCAGGCGCATCGCACCAATCGCATTTGAACCCGCGCCGTTCTCAATCGCATGGGCAATCACAGTCTCTAACTTCTCAATTAATTCACTGACTTTCTCACTCCTGTCCATAACATTTATGTCTGCGATCATCTGACGCCGGGCCGCTGACATCCTGTGCTCAGAGGTTCTTGTTGCTAACCCCCACCTATCTGCGCACCGCTGCCTAATAAGATTTGGGCGTATTCCTTCCGCTAACCAATTCTGACATTGATAAACTTGCTCGGCTATTTCCATCGCAGTGAATGCAACTCTGCGCTTGGGAGTATCATCTACTTCTGCAATGTTGTCGTCTTCGTTATCACCTACTGGATCGGTGCTGCCGTAGTCCGCCAGTAAGTCGTCGGTGGTACGGGGCTCGGTGGACATTTAATGTGCGCGGTTACGCACTAGATTGCCAACCCCCTGCTAACACGCATTGCCGGGGCGCCAACCCGCAAGCCACGCTGCACGGTAAATCGTCTCCCTTGAATGCGATACAAGCGGGACGCTGTAGTCGCTTATGTACTCCAACGCGCTCTCCTCCCAGTAGTCGCTCTCGTTAGCGCTATCAATGAGTTGGCGGAAGGTCATTAGGGTTGCGGTCATGAGCAGAGTGCTAGTGGGTGGGTGAATGCAGTTGGGGCGATCTCTACGCAGTGCTTATGGATCGGGTGGTTCTGAAGCCAATGCAGGTGATGGCCCGCAATCTCCTCCTCCGTTGTCGTGGGTTGGGCTGTGTACCAACGGTGCCCGCACTCCTGGCAGTGACGGCGCCGGACAATGTGGGCGGTGTTGATGCTGGTGTATGGGCGCAGGATTTTGCTGCGGACTGCCGCGCACTTTGGACAGGGGGGTGACTTCATACCCGGCAGATCGTTAGCTCGGTGCGCTCAATCATGCCATCATCGTGATGGTGCCATACCTCTAGGGAGGCGTCCATGTCCGGCTCGTGGTGCTCGCTCATCAATACATCCACCCACCTGCCTAACGCCTTACCCACAATCACACCCTGAATGGTGAAAATCGCATCCAGCCGGTGAGGGCCGCGACCGCGCAAATAATGCACCACCAGGGTGGTCGTGTTGATACCGGGAATGTCGTCCAATGCTGCTGCTGTCATGGCTCATAACCCTCCGTAGTGATGTAGTAGTTGTTGGCGCGATTGATGAACTTTCGACCGTAATCACGCAGCTCATCCCCTGTTAATTCCCAAATGTCCGGGAAGTCGCCGTGGGGGCGGGCGATTACTAGCAGCGCTCGCTCTGGCGCAACCCCATACACGTACTGAATGCCATTCGCGTAGGCGCCCAGCTGGCAAAAATAATCCTCCACTAAATCACTGTCGCGCTTGTTCTTTGAGGTCTTCCAGTCGATCAGCGTTAACTGCTCGCTAATAGCCTCCGCACTAACCCCCTCCTGTTGCGTGTAGCTGCAGTAGCCCAACGCATCGAATGAACCTGCGAATCGGGTCGGGTGGTACACCGCGCATTCCTGCGCCACAAGCTGAACCCAATGCTCTTCTAGGAAGGGCTTGATGTTCCGCCAGTAGGCACCAAATGCAAAGTGTTTTGGGTCGGGAGCTGGGGTGCAAGCCGCATGAGCAAGCAGCCAGCTCTCGATCTGCTCGTGGGTCCAGGTGCCACGAGCTTTTGCTGCGTCCCCAATCGCAGCGGCATCAGGCCGCTTTAACCACTTCTCTAAACGCTCCTTACCAACGCTAGTGCGACCAAGAATTGTCGTGACGCTGTCAAGACGCCCGACAGGAGAGGTGTAGCCGCTTTTGTCAGGTAGACGGGTGACGACGCCTCGCGGGTTTGGTAGCTCGGTGAGGCGGGGAGACATGTCAAAAGTTGAGAAGGGCTGTTGTTAGTGAGTCCAGGGAGCGATCACTGAGGTATATCCCTGCACGGTGCGCTTGGACTTTTAGGGATGAGCGCAAGCACAACGCATCGGTTACGTAAATCTCCTGCTCGTCGGTAACTAACGCCGCCAGCTCAATCTCTTCCTGCGTAATCTCGTTGAGGTCGTCAAGAAGTTTTGTCATCGGTAGGTAGGGCTCTATCCGAAGTTGCCACTGGGCGGATAGTCACTACCACCACTGCACTCTCACCCGTGGCTTGGGTGTAGGAGCGGCAGGCGCGTTGGCAGGCGTCGGGATCAACCCAACCATGCGCCTCTTCCGAGAATTTGGTCCAGTCGCTGGAGCTGCCGGGGGCAGGAGGGCGCTGGGCAGCGTCCCCCCTGAAGTACCCGCGAGCAGTTTTGACGATGTAACGAGTCGTAACCGGGGAATATCCGATCATTTGCTGCTAAACGGATTTCCACCGTCAGTCAGGCGGAAGATGTTTGCACCGGCATCCAACGACTCCTGCCACGCTGCTTTCACAGCAGCAGCTACCGCCTTGTCGCGCTTACGCAGACTGGGCTTCATGTCAGCGCTGTACGACACCTTTGGGCTCAAGGTCTTACTAATCTGTAAATCCCATTCGGTAAGGTCCGAGTAGTCGGAGTCGCCCGTCTTCCTGTCAATCTCCCGCAGGAGAGTCACTTGACTGTAGGAGAGCACCTTCACCGCTGATGCGTCGTAGTCATACACAAAGAACGCCGCGCATTTCTTGATCGCCTTCTTATCCGTGGGCTGTTTAGTCTCAAAGTCCACCTCGTTGCTTACGACAGCACCCGTTTGCGCTTCATATTCTGCGAGCAGAGCTGGGGTGGGGTAGTCGCCCGCTGCTATGCGCTTGGTGCGACCACCGTCAGGCTTGTCAAACCAGATCTCGTAGCCGGTGAGGGGCTCCTCAGATAGGATTGCGCACCTAAAGGGGTTGGGTAGTGTTTTGCCAATTGAAGAGGGGTTTATGTAGCCGTCGCGGCCACCTCCTTCAGGCTCCTTAGGCGTGAGGGACTCGGAAAAACTTGTGTTGAAGAATGCCATTTGAAGGGTAGGCGGTTGAGAGGTTTTGGACCCTACCTAGGTAAGGTCCTTTGAGCCTAAGTGGTTTTGTTCAATTCGTCAACACTTCTCACGGCTTCCTGCCGCATTACACGCTCGATTAGCTCGCTGCGATTGCAGCCGGCGCGGTCAGAGATTGTGGTGATCAGCTCCCAGCAACTATCAGTTAAATTCAGGCTTCTGCACCTTTTGAGTTCGCCCCAGTGGGTGGTTCGCTGGGCTTGGGGGCGTGGCTGGACAACGAACTCGGGCATCGCTTTTTTCCTGGCTGACCTAGCTTACCTACCTAGGGTGGTTTCGATGTGGCCCCAGAGCACGTTTGCGTTGCTGTCGCAGGCGCGGCCAATCTCATCCAAATTATCCAGCAGTAAATCTGCTGGGATGGGATCGTTCATGAGCAGGGGGCGTAAGAGGCGGCACTTTTCGTCGAGCTCATCGAGTTGGTCGAACCAGTCGATGCCGTGCCTCCCGTAATAGGCGCGTAGGTAACTGCCTAGCGCTGAGACGGCCCTGTACTCCTCTTGGGGGTGTAGGTAGCGCCTGCCTAGGGCAGGAAGCTCTCTGAGGCCGCAGAACGCCTCGTAGAGGCCCACAGGCCCCAATGCGACGTTGTTCGCATCTAGCAGGGGGGTGCAGTTGCACCACACCGGCTCGTGGATGGCGGGGAGGGTAGGGCTCCCAGCTAGCTGAGGGTGCTCGTCAATTAACTCAGTTGGGTGGCCGATGCTGCGGGCCAACGCCGTGTTTAACGCGCCTAGGGCTAGGAAAACCTTTGGGCTGGGCTCGCCCAACGTGCCCTTGGCAAACCCCCCTATCTGGCTGGAGTGGAAATGCCGCCCCCCTAGGTAGTCCTCGGCTAGGCGAATGAGTTGGGTTTGGGTGAATTGTTTTGCAAAGGGGCGGAACATCGCATAAAACTGCGCGTTTCCACGTTCCATTGATGTCAGGATTTGGTTTGGGGTTGTGCTGGTGGGGGAGGAGCTGGGGAGGTTGGGGACCATTCCTAGAAATGTATCTAGGTGAAAACGTATCACACTCCTCGCGTACGCGCACGAAACTCCCCCGGTTAGGTTGTCCGCCTTCGCTCTAACTCCTTACGTGTAGGGGGGTTTAAGGCGGCCACCACTAGGCGGCCACTGGGCGGACACACATCTTTTTGTCCCCCCTGCTCGGTCAAGGCGGACACCTGTCCGCCTGGTTGGCCGTGTACCCTGTCCGCCTTTCCCCCCAGCTGTGCCAAGGAGTTTCGGTAAGGCGGCTACTCAGAGGGGGTATTTATATAAGGGGCCGGGGGATGTTAAGAAGCGGTTATGCCTTTTATACGATGTTGACGCCGTTGCCCTTCGACTTCATCATCTCCTGCGCCGCCATTCGCACTTGCTCCCGTGGGCGGTAGTGAGTCACTACGCGATTGTTCATAGCGGCACTGCATTGCTCCTTTTCCTCCAGCACTGGCCCTACTAACCGATTCAGGTAGCGCCTCATGCTGCGATCATTAAATGAAACGTCTAGTGCTTGCGTCCACTCACTAGGTAGCTTCCATTCATCCGTCCGTACCTGGCGAAACTTGCTAGCCAACACTTCCAACGGACTCTGCTCCTCCTCGTCTGGGTTCATCCACTGCCACGTACTGGTGTAGGCATCACGGGTGATGCAGAGTTTGCGCCCCGCATACCCACCCCTGCTCTTCTCAAACAACAAGTGGCGGGTGGTGCTAATGCTCGCGTCAGCCCTCTTCTTACCAATCAGCGCCGGATCGTAATACACCAACAACTCTTCTGAAGCAGCCTTAATCTGCTCCGTGCCACTAAATCTCAGCGGCTCATCTCTGCTGGTGTGGTGCAGAATTATGATCGCGCACTTAGGCCAACTAACTCCATTGTGCCGCACGAATGTACGGATAGGATCTGCATAAGCAGGATCACCAATCTTACACCCAGGCACTGCCATAGATGTTAAGCAGTCCATTATTACCAGGTCGGGTTTAAAGTCATTTAATGTTTGAACTATTTTGATCATATCTTGAAAGCCCGCCCCGCTGGTGATGCGCAAATTGGCTGCGAAGGTCGCCGTCTGCTCTACCCCTTCCATCGCTAGATCGCGCACCATGTCTACATTGCTGCAATCGCTGGTGAGGATCAGCACCCGCCCCTGCTCCGCTACGCTGTGGCGCGTTTTGCCTATATCGACAGGGCTTTTCGTCAGCACACGATTGGCTAAAAAGCACCCCAGCGTCGTCTTGCCGCTATGGCTACCACCCACAAGTACATGCACCCGCCTACTAATTAAGCCGTCAATTACATCAGTCTCAACATTATCCTTACGAGCATCTCTAGCAATGTCTTCCAGGGATTGAGCACCCTTATCTTCTAATTCCCCCAGCCAATGTTTAAGTCGCAACCTATACAACTCGTCAGGATTAATCCCGTATTCGCGCTTGGCTTTGCCTGTCCAGGCAGCCATGGCCGTCTCATCATTAGCGCAGGCATTCATCTTATTTATCAACTTCTTTAGTCCTTCGATGTGCATCTCGGATTGTTCTAGCGGGGGGAGTGCCCAGGTCGGCCACTGAAAGCCGTTGTTTTTTGCAAAGTGGAATAGCGAACCTATCTTGGCCCTTTGATCTTCAGCCACTGTGCTTTTGTTAAGTGATTCAATCGTTTTCTCTAAACTTTCATTGCTAGCCCATTCGTTACGCGACTCCCACTCAGTATCTGCAAGTATTTGGTAATTAAGCTCTGGGCCAAACTCATCAGTTAAGCCGCATAGTATGCGACGTACTTTTTCATAAGTACCGCTGCCTCTGCCATCTCTATTAGGGCAGTATTCAATCGCATCTTTCGCAAGTTGGATCTTTTCGTGAGTGCGTAGTCTTTCCCATGGGGTTCCGTCCGTCTCTCCTGCACGGGTGCGATCCTCTACTGAAGATGGAAGGTTTTCCTCAAATTTTGCACAGATGCCTAGCAGTAACCATTCGGGTGCTTCTGCCCAACTAACCACTGCTGGGGTTGCTTTTGGCATCCACCTGTAAAACAGTGGGCGCTGGTTTGAGCTTTGAGGGTGGTCGCCACAAATCACAGCCTGGCGCCCTGTGCCCGTCCCATTCATCCAAATCGCCTCTAGTACAACTTTGTCGTTTAACCGCCAACTAGCACTTTTATTTTTAAATTGATCCCACCACTCAGACGGCACCCTTAGGAATACTTTTCCTCTTCCTTGTTTACCACTCATATTGCACAGCGTTTTTGGTAGTTCGCTGGGGTAGTGGCGGAAGTGTGCTTTAAATGCGCGAACGGATTGGGAGCCGGTGCCATCGAAATCAATCACTAATAGGCCACCGGATTCAGGGCCGGTGATCGCACCTAAACCAATCATCTTCTTAAACTTCCATCTCTCCTCACTAGACGGGCAGGTGTTAAGTTTTATTACATCCTCCAGGGTTCTGCCTCCGCCCCTAGCCCCCCAGCTTTCCTCAAAGCACATTTTTGCATCGTCATTTCCACCAGTTAGCGCGTATCTCCATTGCGTGGGCAGCCCAGTTAATAGGGCTGTTTGATCGTCGCGAAGCATTTGAACTACTGATTACAGCTCCCGGACCATACACCTTTCTCACCTGTTTGGGTAGGGTTGCCTAAACCTATCTGGTGCGGTAGAAAGCGGGGGTCTTCTACTAGGCCCATGACTCAAGCACTGTTCGCACTAACACCGCAGGAGCGGAGGGAGTTCATATCCGACATTCAAAAGGTGACTTTTCGCCACTTAGATCCTGAGGTGGTGGATCAGGTGACTAGCTGGGCGCTGACTATTAATTCGGTTAGTGATGACGCTGTGATCAACATGTGGCAGACACGTAATGACCTCGTTTAACTCTACGCTCCTGTCTGACCTAAAGGGGTTGGGTACGGAGTTTGCCCTGGATATGGAAACGGCGCTTATCCCGCATTGTTGGGAAGGCCGCCACCAGCAACGACTACTTCAGTTGTATAACGGCACTACAGAATTGTGGTACGATCTGTTGAACTGGGGGGCTGAGGAGTGGGAGGCGCTGCGCATCTACCTAAGCGATCCCAAACTTGAGGTTTACGGCCACAACATCGGCTTTGATTACAAGTGCCTTTTGGCGTCTGGCGTAGAGATTAAGGGCACACTATTTGATTCGATGATTGCATCGAAGCTGATCAATGCTGGCCGGGGGCAGGTTAAGCATGGGTTAGGGGATGTTGTGCGTCGTGTGCTTGAGCGGCAGGTGGATAAAACTTTGCAGGCCCAGGATTGGATGACTGCTGAGTTAAATGCTGCGGACCTTAAATATGCGATGGAAGATGTGCGCTCTGCGTGGCAGTTGTGTCACGCATTGCATGAGCAACTCTACGCGCAAGATCTGCAGGAAACATACCGCCTCGAATGCGCTTTAATCCCCGTCATTGCTGCTATGGAATTGGAGGGGTTGTATGTTGATAAAGATGTCTTGCAAAGTGCGGTCGAATTTTATGGGTGTAGTAAAGATGAAGGTGTTGCTTACTACTTAGACCTACTTGATAATGAGCTGAAACTTAAGGGGCATTTAGGTATACCCCGTTTTGACGATGGCATCTTTAACTTAAATGTCAAAGCTTCTGGAAGTGTAAGGCTGGGTACTAAGAAGTTGGCTGGCTTTAACATCTCAAGTGTTCAGCAGAATGCCAACTATTGGAAAGTGCTGGGGATTAACCCTGTCAATGAGGCGGGCAAGGTGTCGTTGGATAAAAAGAACCTTGCTCTTTATCGGACTTATGAAGTTGTGAGGGCTTATGAGTTCTTTCGTAAGGCGGATAAAAGGGCAACTATGGCTCAAAAACTGCAAGAGCATGTAGCTGGGGATGGTCGTATTCATGCGCAGTTTATGCCCCTGCAAACTGCAACCGGGCGCTTTAGTTGCTCTAACCCCAACCTTCAGCAGGTACCTAGGGATAAGGAGTTTCGTTCTGCGTTTACTGCACCCCCTGGCAGAGTTCTAGTGCAGGCTGATTACAGCGCTATGGAGTTGCGTTATTTAGCTGCGCTGACTAAATGCAAACCCATGCTTGAGGCCTTTAATTCTGGGGCGGATTTGCACACCCGCACAGCAGCTTTGATGTATGGAAAAGGCGATTTAGATGTCACTAAAGACGAGCGCACTGCAGCTAAAGCATGTAATTTTGGGTTGGCTTACGCTTCTGCACCCAAGGGCTTGCAAAGTTATTTTGCCACGCTTGGGATATACATTAAAGAAAAGGAAGCCCGCGCTTTTCATAAAATGTGGCACGAAGCCTATCCTGAAGTTGGGAAGTGGCATTCCTTTTGTCAGCGCAGTGTTGATCGTGGCGCTCCTGTGCGTACTGCGATTGGCAGAAGACGGGAGTTGTTTGGTGATGAAAATAGAGTGCAGGTATTTGCTAATAACACAGTGCAGGGTGGATGCGCTGATATTATGAAAGCTGCCCTAATATCTATTCATAATGAATTACCAGAGGGTGCGGTTTTAGTAGCAACTGTACATGATGAAGTTATAGTTGAGTGTGATCAAATTCAATCAGATGAGGTTTTATCAATTGTGCTTTGCGAAATGGCCGAGGCTGGTGTACCAATTCTGGGCGAGACTGTAAAACTTATTGCAGACGGCGGAGTTGTTAAAGATTGGGGGGAGAAATAGTGGAAGGCCCTCCCCACCCCAGCGAAAGTCGTCTTAAGCAGTTGTTAGCGTCCGCCCTGGAGCGGAAGCTTAAAGGCGAAGCACCACGGTTATCTCTCCAGATGGCTCCAACACGCATTGTTCGAGAAGCTCTAAATATAGTTCCCTAAGTTCGTCGCGGTTGAGTTGGGCCCAAATAGTTGGGTCCGCAAAAGCTTCAAGCGCTTTTGGGTCCGGGGCGTTGTTGATAACTTGCGTTTCTGCCAGTCGGGCGCGTTTTATCTCCAGCGCACCTGCAAAGTCAGGGTCGTTCAGCGCTTCTAATTGCGCGATTTCTTTACGCAGCTTTAGCACTGCTGGGCTGTCTTCCTTTTTGACAATGTTCGCTAACTCTGTGTTGCGTTTACTGAGCGCACTATTTATTGCTTCTACTACCTTAGTTTCCCTTATTCCCTTGTAGCGGTTTACGCATTTAATGTGTTTGCATAGCAGGCTGGGGTAGGTGCGCCTTCGCTGATATGTCAATCGCATCTTGCAGGTTCCGCATACGCAAAGCCCTGTTAATAGCATCGGAGGCAGTCGGGCTGTAGACCCCCAACTCTTTCTATTCTGCTCAAACTGACGTTCCATTATTGCAAAATCTGCGTGGCTTATTAAGGGTTGATGTTGGTCCCAAATGACTTGGCTAAACGTGCGTGTTTTGCCTTTTAACCAGCCCACGCCTCCGCGAATTACGGGGTTTTCTAGCCAACCTTTTACGCTGGTGTTGCAAGCAAAAGGAAGTGTTTCGTGAGTTTTTTGCCATTTCTCAAGCGCTCGCGTCATGCGCATATCACAATCTTTTAATAGTTGAATAAATTCCAGCGCCTGTGGGAACTGTGTTGGGTCTGGTTCAAATCGAGCCCTGTCTTCGCTAACTCTGTAACCCCATGGTGCCCTGCCCCTTACTGGTTTGCCAGCCTTTCGCGCAGCGTTGTATCCAGAAACTATGCGTAGAGACAGCATCCGTGATTCGACCTCAGCCAGACTGGTGGTGATCCTGGACAGCAAGAAGCCACCTGGGGTTTCGCTTTCTACGGTGCCGCCGTCCAGGCATCGGATTGCTACGCCCCGCAGCGCACAAGCAGCAATTAGCGCGTCAGTTGCTGCGGCATCCCTGCCCAACCTGTCGATGCGCGTTACAACAATTTCGCTGATTGCTTTTCTGGACACCAACTCCAGGATTTCCATGTAGCCGGGGCGGGACTGGCTCAAACCCGACTCCTGGTCCTCAATAATCCGATCCACACCAGCACTAACAATGCGTTGACGCTGGTTTTCCAGGGCGGATCGCTGTGCCTCTGTGTCTGTAGACACACGTAGATACCCGATCTTCATGGCAGGGCTCTGATTACTTGCTTTTACCGTAGCCAGCTGGTATCTTGAGCAGGCCCAAACAAGAAAAACGTGACAATCGTTGCTCCTCCGCCTCATCTCAGCCAAATCACTGCAGAATCCTGCGTTCAACTTGCCTCTCAAATTGTTACAAATCTTCACCGGCTTTCTGACGCTGACGAAGGCTTAACTTTTAGAGAGCAATTCGAACTTAGTGAAGCCCTAACAGCTATTTGTAACGCACTTACTGGTGTGCATCAAGTAGTCAAACTGGAAATTCGTAGGGCGGGTTTGGGAGCATGACAGACGACACCCTTAGGTTTGATCCTATTAACCCTAGTCATTATGTGTGCTCAGAATCAAATATTGAGTGCATTGAGGCTATTGAGGCTGCCTTAACTTGTGATGAGTTTCGTGGTTACCTCAAAGGCAACTGCATGAAATATCTATGGAGAGAACGGCATAAGAACGGCCTGCAAGATGTAAAGAAGCTAAATTGGTATGCAGACAGACTATTAATTTTTATGGATTATTTTGAGCGTGATAAGATATGACAACTGAAGAACTATTCTTAAAGTGGTGGTTGGAGTCGTATCCAGGGACCATCCCCGGCGAGTACGCAAAAATTACTCATGTTGGATTTGCCAACTATTTAGATTCAATTAGACGCATGGAATTGTTGCAGGCAATGGGCAAATCCGACGGTGATTTGTCCTAACTGCGGCGGTAAGTACAGCTCTGTTGAGCAAACAAACCAAGACACCTTGGACTCTACTGTTCGCCATCGGCGCTGCAAACATTGTCAACACCGATGGTGGACTTTAGAAGTTGTGCTTCCGTCTGAGGCGATTGGTCGCCTTAATGGCGAGCCCGTGCGGCGCACAAACTATCAACGCATTCGCTACTCAGCTGCTAATGATAACTCCGGCGTCTCTAATAGATGGCGCACAAATGCCTTTGCATTACCCAAACTAGGAAACCTTGATTAACCAGTTTTTAAGATGACTCAAGACACATCGTATTCTGCTTTTATGCGGGAGTGTTCACGCCACCCCCTGCTAACTGCCTCAGATGAAATTAGGCTTTCGCGGTCAATTCAAAAATCAATTGAGCTGCTAAATAGGCAGAGTGCTGGGGGGGTTTTGACTAAATCTGAGCAGCGTTTAGTTCATGTTGGCAACCGTGCTAAGCAGCGAATGGTGGCATCTAACCTGCGAATGGTTGTTAAAATTGCTCACAGCTATTCGGGCAGGGCTAGGCATCTATCTCTCTTGGATTTAGTCCAAGAAGGCAGCCTGGGTTTGATGCGGGCGGTTGAATTGTTTGACGCTACTCGCGGGTACAAATTCTCCACTTATGCCTACTGGTGGATTCGCCAGTCTGTCACTCGTGCGATCACTCAACTGGATTCTTCAATCCGTGCCCCCCTGCACATAGCAGAGAAATTCTCTCAGGTGCGTGGCGCTGCAGAACGCTTGACTAAGGAGTTGAACCGGACTCCTACTCGTAATGAACTGGCCGCTTCTATGGATATAAAACCAGCTGAACTGGAGTTATTGATGAGTAGGCTTGCTACACCATGTTCTTTAGATGCTTCTATTGTGGAGGATGGCAGTACTCTGATAGACCTGATTGCTGATCCCAAGAGTAATGCTGATTCTGACGATCTGAATGCTGATGATTATTGGAGAATGTATTGCGCTATCGGTATGTTAGAACCAAGGGAGCAGGAAATTGTCATGCACCGGCATCATGTGCAGGGGCATGAACAGATGACCCTAACTCAAATAGGTGCCAAGATTGGTGTTAGTAGGTCTAGGGTGTCTGAACTTGAAAAGCAGGCGGTAAAGAAGATCCGTACATACATGGTTCAGATGTCGCCACTGGCTGACCCCCGCCAGCTAGCGTCTGTGCATACAGTGAGTTGTTAATAGTTGTTGATATGGAACCTTTAATGTGGGAGCAAGTTAATGATCAGGGTCAAGTTGAGTGGGTTGTGGAAGGTCTAGGTATGCGATTTCATCATCATCAGCAATGGCAAGCAGAGGTATACCTGCACTACCTTCAAAGGAGTGTTGGTTTATCCACAGATGAATGTCAGCCTCCCGCTTAGCTGTCCAGTCTTTGCGGGTGCGAAACCAACTAAAAACTTCCTTACTACCCTTGGTTCGATTGCAATTGGGGCAGGCGGGCAGCAGGTTGTAGGTGTTGGTTGTGCCGCCCTTAGATCGGGGTTTTATGTGATCTAAAGTGCATGGATTTTCCGCGCCGCAGTAGGCGCACTTATGCCGCCAGATTTCAAATATGTAGTCGCGAAATTGGCGCTTTGCCTCACGCTTGTTCAGCAGGTAGGTTTCCGAGATCCAGTGGCTCACTGTCCAAGGCGGGGGGTAATGGGCTAGGGATAACCGATAGGTCTAAAAGGTGTTCCTCCGAGTAAGCAAGTTCCGCGCATCTCGCGTACACGTTCTCCGCTAATTCGTCAATTTCCAGGTCGGAATCAACGATCATTTGCATTTCGATTTCGATTAGGTATTGCTGCACTTAAGGTTCCGCCAAGATCGCCCAGCCGGTGTTTCCTCCACCCTCCACCTGCCAGCGCGGCCCCCAGTTCTTACGGCTGTAAGCCAAACCTGCGCCTTTACTATTCAGATAGACTCCATTGATGTTGTCCAATTCCCCAAAGGGGTCGTTGACGATTACCGAATTAGCCGTAAATCCCGTAACTATTAGCCAATGGCCGCCCCCCGTTGGATTGGCAGAGGTGCCGTGATGTAGGAACCCGCAAGGTACGGGAACGCCACGCATTATTTGCCTCTCTATGTCAATAAAGCCTGCGTTTTGTGTGAACTTCGCCGTGATGCCGTAACTGCGAAGGGCTCGCAATTGGGCGGAAGCGTCCGTTGTGTCCCCGAAAGAGTGAACACGCAGTAGGTACTGGTCGTCCGCATTTGGCCCTGTGATCACCCCTGGCTTTAACGTCGCAACCAACATTGCGCAACTGGAGCTAAAACACATTCGCATCGCCTGCCCCGGCTCGTTGCTATCACGCTGTGAGAAGTAGGGCACTTTCAGCGGATTGCCCTTCACCGTGGGACTCGTGAGTCTCGCAATGGGGGATTGCTCATTCATCAGCGCTATCAGCTTCTCTGCATAGCTGGGGTCAGTCGCATACCCCTGCTGCACTAAAGCCTTGGCCGCTAAATTGCGATTTAGTTGATTATTAACGCCTTTATGTTGCTTGTAATCTTTATACCAACGATCAACAATGTATTGAACGCATGTTGAAATGTCGGGGAAGTTGAAGAAGTCGTCTGTAATTGTGATCCAATCGCCGTTCACAAACTCCTGCGTTTCCTTGCTACTGCCCCCGCCCTTAAGCCCGAAATAGTTGTGGGTGCCGCTGGGCTTTTTGCCCCAGGCGCTTTCCATCGCCCACTGGGCCGCGACTAATTCTGGAAAGGCTGCACCCGCTTTGTTAGCTGCTGCTAAAATACCGTCCCAGGTGTTAGCTACTCCTAAACCTGCTTTTGCAATAGGTGCGGATCTAAATAACAACGCAAACTCCGTTCTCTGCTCTGCAGTTAGTGCATCATCTAACCACTGCCACGCAGCTAATTGGTGCGGTTCACCTTTGCTGAACTTAACTGCGTCAACTAGCCTGATCGGGCGCTGGGGGCTCATTACGTTTTCCCAATTGTGTAGTTAGCCAAGGTGCCTGAATTCGCAACTCACCGCTTTCGCTCTCGGTGATCTGGGGCTGGGGTTGCTCCGCAAACCACGCTTCGTGAATAGCTGCAATCTGCAAATCAACGTCGCGAAGTGTTTGCTCAGTTCTCCACTCAATCCAGTCACTCTTCGTGTGCTCTAAAAGCATCTTCACCGCAGTGTTAAAGCCAAGCGATGGTTGCTTTTTGCACAGTAGTTGGAAGATTTCGTGCAGAATTGCAGCCCAAATGCGGTAGCTGCGATTGCTCACTTGTGGGGAAATACTGTGCGCAGTACACTTACAACCTGCTGCACAATGCCATTGCCTCGCAGGGGTGTGTAGGGCAGTACCTCGCTGATCACCAGCAGGCATAAAGCAATGATTGTGGCGGTTTCCATTAGGGTTTTGGTAACTGCCCTAAGTTGCCGGCGCTATCAGCGAGCTACTACTTCTAGTGCGCGGACCCGCCTTTCAATGTCGCTAATTCGCTCCTTGGAATCGACCTTAAGCTCACGTACATCTTCTAATACTGTTAGCAGTCCGGTCTCAATCTTTGACACCTGCAGGAATAGCCCGCATAACCCCAGCACCGCCGCTACTAACAATGCGGGCACCGCCTGCGCCGCCCAGCTGGGAGATTCTGGCACTGGTGGCATTGGAGCAGGTGTCACCAGCTTTTAGGCAATTGCGGTTGCCCTAGATTGCCCCGGCGGGCTCAGAACGCTGAGGTTGTGCTGCCACCACTAAAAGTAAGCACCTCCTCTACATTCGGCATCTCTATGGGTTGCCACTGACTGTATTCACTACTTGTTAAGTAGGTGGCAAGCTCCGCAGTATCAGCGCTTGCTTCAATCGCCGCAATTTTAACCCCGGCTGATGACCGAATTTCTTGGCGGGAAGCTTTTACATCAGCTGGCATTGTTGTGCCGTTATCCGCCTCGCGTATTACCTGCCAGTCAGTAGGTGCCAGCAATGTATTAGCTGTGGTGCGTGTCTGCTGCACCCATTGCTCCACTAATTGTGTGTGGTCTTTAGGTAGTTCTGGCCCCCAATAAAACCGCTGGTCGTATGGCACAGGGTCTGGTTCCTCAGTAATACCGATAGCAGTACGCTCTTCAGGTGACGCCAATCGCAGCCAATTTGCTGGATACTGGATACCAGTTTTAGGATCGGTGAATGCGCTGTCGGGGCTTAGCGGCTGGTTGTTAAAGATGAACACAAGCTACCTAGGTAAGTGCGTTTAGTCTAGAATGCCTTTGCTCTAAACGATGCTTTAAATGACCGACGAAGAAATCATTGATCTTATGTATGACCACGCCACAACCTTCAGCAGTTGTGTGCAATTCAGTGAGCAGGGTGTGTTGGATTTTGCCCGTGCCATCCGTAATTATGTGCCAGCCGTTGCGCAACCAAAACCACCGGCGAAACCACCTGCATATACCGATGACCTATGGACATTTCTGGAAAACGCCGATCGCTATATTGCCTCAGCATCGTAGTGGTGTTGGTTAATCATGTGATTAGTGTGCGGGACTA